CTTCGACTAAAGCATCTGAGCCTGCAGTTGTGTTGGAAACCTTAAATGTTCCAGTGATACCGCCCGGGGTAACCTGAAACTCGATGGCCTTGCCGATTGGGCGTTGGGCATCATGCTGTAATAAAAATTTGACTGGTTTAGGGTCTGGGTTGCTGATTGAGCCAACCTCAAAAACGACTGGGCCTGCAGATGTATTGCCAGTCTTGCCAAATGGAACAACGATGCCAGAAATCTGTCGGGTTGCTTCATTGGCTCCAGTGATGTGGGCTGCGAAAGTTAGGTTAAGCGTCATTTACTGGTGCACTTCCTCTTGGTGCTAGATCTTCCATTGCTCGGGCTTCATCGATGTTAATGATGCCTGCATCTAAAAGTTTTACAATTACATCTACTCGCTCGGTTGGATTACCTCGCAAGAAATCATCCATCTCAACCTCGACATACTGGCCTCTTGGCGTAATGTCATCCATACTTAAACGACTCTCGAACGAGTCAAGGTATGGCCGGAGTGAGAAATCAAGTAATGAACGGCGTTCAGCTGACACATTTGAATAGGTGCTAGTCGCTGACTCTGCGTTAATGTACCAGGCCGGTATGTTCATAACTCGAGCGATTTCTGATGCTGTGTAGGCTCGAGCCTCAGTGAGTTGCATCTGAGCTGAATCTAATCCGACTACTTCAAGATTGATTGGACCCTCAACATAAGCGGTTGAACGAGTACGGCGAGCAGACTTAAAAGCAGTTAGCAATGCTTCTTTTTGGTCTGCTGGTAGGTTCATGCCCTCATTGCGTAGCACCATCGCTGGGATAGGCTCTTGTGCCATGCGTAGAGCTGCAGCCTCAAGTTCAATTGCTGCATTGATTGTGCGAGATGCCCGATTAAGTACGCCCTCGTCTGGACCCCAGAAAGTAATAAGCGAGCCAACACCTTTCATCGGCACAACTTCGCCATCGACAGTGTAAGCAATAATCATTTGTCCAGTAGCATCAGTACGAGTATTAACTCTCAAAGGATCTATACGGCGAGCCTGCGTAACTCGCCCATCCTCTGGACTAACTGCCAATACCTGCCAGTAGGCAACGCCATAAAACAGCAAATCATCGATAGTCCAAACCACAGTAGTACCTCGAGCGAGGCTAGGGTCTGGTTGTTTGATGACCGAGCGGTTAGGAATTTGTGCCTCGGTTGCCTCAAGATAAGTACACATCTCGAGTGCTGCAATAGTACCTGCAATAATGTTACGGGCTCGAGCTACTGCTGGAACGGTCATAGCGGCTCGTCTAGAAACTGGTTGCAAATACCCTAAGTCAGGCTGATAGCCCAAATTCATAGGATTAACGGGATACATTTCCGCTGTGGCAGCTGTGACTTCTATTTCGGGCATGACGAAAGCAGAGTTAGATAAACGCATAGCATTGAGTAACCCCACACAACAATAGTATCGAACAGATGCTCTAACTAAAAATTATTTATGTGTATTTGTAAGGGTTTGGGCGTTTTATTTGACTTGTAATGATGTTTTATCGATGCTTATGTTGGCATCTTGTAAACAGTCACCATAAGACTCATGATCTTGGGTCGGGCAACCACTACGACAAACACTCATGACCAGGTGCCTGCAATGACTCCGTAACTGGAGGCCATTGGAATTAGTCGGAAGTAACTACCAATGTTGGCAGATGGGTTTCCTGATGTTGGAGCTGAAGATTGTGCAAAAGTCGGGGTTAATGTTCCGCCTGTTGTGGCATTAGCTTGAAAAAATCCTGCATAACGGATTAGACCAGTTCCTGCGGTTGTTCCTGCTGTTCCAACATTTACGCTTGTGGCTGTTAGGTTATTTGAAGCCTGAAATGTTGCAGCGGTTGAACTTGCCGAGGTCATTGTAATTTGATAATTGAGATTTTGCTGAGTTTGACTAAAGGTAAATCCAATACTGAAGTTTGCACTTGAACCTGATGCAACTTTGGAGATTGAAACAAATCCCTCAAAATAATAAGTAAGACCTGCTGTTAATGCAATTGCTTGGGAACCACTAGGAAAAATTGGAGTTAGTGTGGTGCCGTTTCCTGTTGTACTTGAGGTTAAAACTTGTGCATACTGAGTGCCTTGTGGACCAGCTGGACCGGTATTGCCAGTGTCACCTTTAGCCGCAATTCTTAACCAATATGTGGTGTCGGTGGGAGCATAACCACTGCTAGGTGGAGCATTGAAACAATAATAGGAGCTTCCTAAATACGTTACGGTGCTACCGACTCCGTAAAATTCTGAACCGCTGTAAGCCGTTGGAGTACCCCAAGCATCTGTCATGCGTTCCCAATAAGTGGTATTTGTTGGGGCATTGCCTGTTGTCGCAGATTTTGCTCTGTAACTATTGCCAGTGCTTGAGTAATAAACCACATCGTAAGCCGCATAAGTTGTGCCCGATGAATAAATGCCCCTGGCTGTGAAACCCTGACCTGCAGTGCCTATATCGCCTTTATCGCCTTTTTCGCCTGTATTGCCTCTTGGAATAGTAAAGACTAGTTGAGCCGCACTACTGCTACCATCATTAACTACTGCGGCACTGCTTCCAGCCGCACCAGTATCAGTTCTTTTGACTGTTATAGTTGCCGCAGTTCCAGTTGATCCTGCTGGGCCTTGAATACCTGTAACCTGTTCAGTGATTAATACTGGAGTTTCAGTAACCGAGAGTGTTGTTGTGTTATCGACAACCGTTAATTTGTAGGTCATGATGTGACCTGACCGTCGACAGTAAAGCGGCCTTGAACAATACGGATTACAGCTACACCCGATGTGAGTTCGATGTCGTAAACATAATTACCCTGGGGAATTGCCGCAGTCTGAGTAGCACTGGCACTGATAACGATTTTGCCATCGTTAGCCCCAGCAAGAATACCTGAACCTGTAGTCAAGGTTAAGACTGCGGTATCGGCAGTGTTCACATACTGGCGAACCTGCATTTTGGCAGTGTAACCAGTCCAATTAATAGGTGTGCCATCATTTGTGGCAGTAAAAGTCTTATCAAAGCTCGCACCCTGATAACAAGTCATGTTGTAAGTACCGGGAGAAATCATAATCCAACCTTATACCACAGAGATGCCCACAGAGGCTTTAGGCGTTGCGGCGTTTCCTACAGCCATAACTAAAGCAATAGCCGCCCCAATGTCTTGGACTGCAGCCTGTCTAGCAATACGCCAACCGCCATCGCTCGAGGGTCTGCGAGCACATGCAATTAAATGCTGATGCATGATCTCTTGATTGGGATGGATTAAATCGCCCTGATTCATTGCAGATAGGGTTAAATCACAGTATGTGGAAAAGGTTGTGGATGCCCAAGTTGTGGGAGCCACTGGGACTCCTACTTTAGCCAAATGCGGAGCAATATGCCCAGCAGTTTTAGGGTCAAAACTAAGTGAGCGAACACTATAAGTCCGAGCGAGATGTGCCAAATCTGCTGCAAGTTCTCGGTCATTTAATCCTCCGTCTTTTTGCCATCGAGTGAGGAACACTGCGAGTTTATCTTTAACAATCTGAACAGTAACGAGGTAAGCCTCTGTGCGATTAAAGTTGAGGTCCAGACCCATATAGGTTTCATGCCCTAATTCTAGAGTCAAATTGTTGTCTGCTCCGATAGCCCAGCGATCTAAATTCCATGGGCTCGAGATTGACTCTACCCATTGGCACAGCATCTCAGTTTTGATTGCATCATCTGTATCTCGAGCTGCAGCATCTTGCAAGGCCTCAAAACTAATGGTGTGTCCCATTGCAGGATTGGCTGCCTGCCAAGCAGTCACATCATGAACGCCAGCATTATCTGGAGCAGACCACTCATACCAGCCAAGCCTCGGGGATTCCATCTTTAGGGCTCGTTGCCTGAGTTCATTTAAGACAGTCGATGTTGCATCGCCAGCATTTGAGGTTACCCAAGTCTGCCCATTAGTTGCTCGAGTCAATGGAGTAGCTGCAGTCCAGGCATCTTGTTTAATTTCTCGGAGTTCATCGACATAAAGCAGGTCGGCGGTAGCACCTCGAGGACCCTCTGAGGTTGCAGCTCTAATTCCATACTTACGGATACGCTTACATTTGGTGTTGCATTCTTTTGGGTAGTGATGGCAATAGATCTCTAACTCCTCTTGGCCATTAGTCCGGGATACTCGCTTAATCCGTTTACGCATCCAGGGCAGACTTTCCGCCATGTCCACAACCTGCTTGAAAGTGTCCAATGCTAGTTGTCGATTCTGTGCCATTGCCACAATCGAGCCCTCACCAAATACAAACAGTCCAGCAAGGATACGCATCCGCATCATGTGGGTTTTGCCGTTCTGTCGAGCAACCAAAATCCCAGCAGTTGTGCGAACAAACTTCCCCGAGTCATCGATGGTGAGTGCATCATCCATCACATACTGTTGCCAGGGCAATAACGGTACGCCTAAATCACTTGCTAGTGCTCCGACTACTGGTCCCAGACTTTGCCCGAGTGGTTTTGGGCTTGCTATTCGGGGAATTGATGAGCCGTAAATAGGTGTCTGCGTACTCTTTGCCATGATCTACCTCCTCGCCCATTGCTTTAGATGCATCTCTAGCTAGTGGTGTGAGTTTTAACTCTTTCATCAGGATTGTTAATCGACCAATCAATGCTGCAGCCTTATCAAGGTCTTGGCCAGAATCAAAAATAACATCAATGACTTTAGCCAGTTTCATAGACAGACAGACTGCCCCCTGGTCAGCTGCAGAAATCCAAGATTGAGCCTCTGAAATGCAGTTCCCCAAATGTTCGCTAAGAGAGCCTGCCGGTATCTGGTAAGTATCGGTTTTAATTGGTTTTGTCATGGGGCTAATCCGTTTGATGGTGGGTCAAATCTGAGCATCGGGGAGAGAGAACATAAGGGAGGGGTGCTGGGTGTCCGAGCCTTAGAAAAATCCGTAATTGTTTTGTCAGACTTGAGTTGATTACATCGAGCACATGCTGCAGTTAAATTCTCTGGACTATCTGTACCTCCAGCTGCTACCGGGATGATGTGGTCTACATGTTTAGCATCAGCACCGCAGTAACCACAGATGCCTGCATCTCGAGCCAGTATCTTGAGCCTTAGTTCTCGCCATGCTCTCGTACTTCCGCCTCTACTCATCTACCTTTAACTCCTCTATCAATACTCTTAACGCCTCATGGTATCTATCTATCTGTTCTATGAGTTCGTCTAAAGCTTCTATTAATTCCTCTGGGTTCTCTATCATGTGTGCCTCTGTTATGCCTGGTAGGGCTTGGGTGGGCAGAGCATGGCTTACTATCAAACCATGCCCCAGTCTTGCCCGTATAGGTTCGGTCTGGTTTGTCGCATGGGTCATTACTGACAGCATCGCCATGTGATTGTGAGTACTTGTTGCCGTATGGGATGCTCGGTTCATACGATCACTCCTAATCTCTACTCTGTTTAGAGTCTGTTTGTCTGGCTCGTACCCAGACTACGAAACGCCCTCAAACGGCGGTTTATCGTAGTACGAGTACGACAGTAAGTTATGCTCTTACCTAGAGCTAGTAATCCTTGGGGAAGCATTGCTGCTACTGGTTGAGCCCTCATCTTTGATGGGGGTTTAATCATTTCCAAGTTTGTTGATTGTATCTGTTCCTGCTGTCACATTGATTGTTAGACACTTATGTATTGGTACTCGATAAAACAATTCATGCACTGTGTACTTAGTATCTCTGAATACTGTTGGCTCTGATAATAGATCGTCAATGCCTGTCACCAGTGCATGTGTGCGTTCATGGTTCATCATCACAAAGAAGGTATTTGGTGCCATTACTCGAGCTTTACGCCCCGGCACATGAACATACTTAAACGGGTATGTGTGACCAGTCCAGTTGTGATTAATCTCGACTTCTATTGACATGCCATTATTGGCTATTAAATCGACTCCATAAATGTCTGGGTTTTCCATCCACTCTAAATCTGGCTGGTTGATGTGTAACCACTTCAACATGTCAATCTTGGCTATGTCATCGATGTTGTACTGTTTACGGTCAAATTTCTTGGTGCTGTTCATTTCTTTTTAACCGCTTTCTTGACTGGCACTTCGACCTTTAACTGCTCACATACCAAGCATGAGCCATCATTAAACAGCCATCCTCCACAACCTTTGCACCGATGGAGTAGATCTTGGATGTGTTCCAATACTCGATTAAGCACTACGCCTTTAAGGTTGTCATCCTGACGTAGCCTGTTTTGCAGCTGTGTTAGGGCTGATGTGTAGCCACTGTCATACTCATTTGGCATTTTCAGCCTCCACTAATACATCTTGCAAACTTACATAGAGACATGATGGGCAAAATCCGCCATTTTCCCCATCCGGGCATGGCTTGGTTCTATCCCATGCTCGAATAATTGCATCTCTTAAAGTAATCATTAGTTCCAACTGCTCTCTGGGTCTGGGTTATTTGGTTTCTTGCCTGCTACATAGCCCTCGGCTTTTAATTGCTCAATGAGTTTTGATGCCCACCATGATGTGAGTTTTTCCTCGACTGCCAATTCATGCTCAGTCTTAAACTTTTCCACATACTCGGTCATGGCACTAAATGAGTAATTAAATAGGGCTTTAATAAGGCCGTACTGTTTATCGGTCATTTCGCCATCTAAGCCTTTATTGCCTTTAGTGGTGTTCTTGGTAGGTATTGGCTGTTTCTCGCCCCATGGGTCATCTGTGGGCTCTTGGCGAGCCTTTGCAGCCTCGACCTCTTGCTTGGTAGCCACAGACTTACCCAGTCCAATACCGAGTGCACCTATGGCTCTACCCCATGCTGATGTTTCCAAGTTCATTAACTCGGAGCCTCGAGTAAAGGTAGTTTTTCCGACTGCTAACTCTGCAGCTGTGCCAATGCCTGGGCGTTCATCTGTCGCTGTTCGATAAGCGTAAGCAATGCCCCAAATCATGTCGGGGTTGCTCTCAAGTGTGCCCTTGTACTCAAACTGAATTGAGCCCTCTGGGTATTTTGCGTAAAACTGTGCGATGCGTTCTTTTACATCCACATAGTCGGCCATGTTAAATGTCATCGATTAACCCCATGTCCGTTTCAATGCGGTTAATGACAGTTACTGGCACATTTAATGCCTGTGCAATTTCATCATTGGTCATGTGTGCTTTTACCAATGCATACTCAATTTGTTCTTTAATACTCATGGGTTGCTGTTCCCTTTTCCGTTTCTAGTCTTTAATGCCGAGATCTCGGCGTACTTCATCATCGATAGGTGTATCCGAGTACGGATGCTTCTTGACTACATAGAGTGCCCGGTATGAAACAACCAGTGCTAGGAATACGGCAAATCCGCCGTAAAGTACTCGCAATGGTGCTGCTTCTGATAACGAAATGATTACTCCGAGTGTTACAGCTGAGGCCAAGTGAGCGAGCCTCAGAGCGTTAGTTATTCTTTTTTGCATTTTGCTGTTCCTTTACTGTAGGTACTTCAACAACATAGCGAACAATGCCCCCGATTCGATGGGTCTGGATTGTTCCAGATTTTTCCCAATTTACGAGTGTTTGGCGGCTGACCTGTAAATAATTGGCCGCTTGGCTGGCTGTCATTAGTTGCTGCATGTTTCAGACACTAGCACACATTAGCGACTATTTGACAACATTAGGTGTTTTTAGGTGTGTCGCCTGATAATTCTGGGTTTAGGAACCCCATTAATCCTGCAACGATTGCACCCATTACTGACCGATACTCAAGCGAGAAATCCGTTGCCTGCCATGAGGCAAGAAACGCAATAAGCCCAAATGAGATTGGCTTCGGCAGGTTGGTGTATGAAAATTTGCTCATAATAGACAAGTCCTCGGATCATGGGCATCGATGTTGTATCGATACGGATGTGAGCGAGCCTCGAGATGTAGATGAGGCCCGACTACCTTACTTCCGCTGTCCCCACTATTGCCAAGAATTGTGCCCTGCTTAATTCGAGTGCCAGGCTTAATTGCTGTTTTGCTCTCTAGGTGTGCATAGATAAATCGGTATGAGTAATGCTGAACCAATACATGGATTCCATACGCTGGGCCCCAATTACCTGCAACAACCACACCATCAGCTACTGCCTTAACTGGTGTACCCATTTTGGCTGCATAATCAACGCCAGTGTGATGCCCACAAATCCAAACATCGCCTTTAACGCCAAACTCACATGACACTTTGTCAGATACCGGTGGCTTAAAAATACTCATTATCTCTCCTAGACTGGGTAAGAGCCATTAACAACAATGTAATCATTGGTTGCCATTGTCACTGGGCTAGTCGCTGTTATTTGGCTTAAGGTTGTGCCTACGATGTACGGTTTAACGATTGAACCGATTACTCGACAAATTACTGGGTAAAAGTCTGTGCCAGATGCATCATAAAAAACGCCTGTATACCAATTCGGCTCAACATAAGAGTTAGCAGCTAATGGCAAACTGAATTGTATTCCACCATTACCTTTAGTCGTAGTCGAACCAATAGCAAACTTAAATTCAAAATGCATAATATCGGCCACTTTTTGGTAACGCCCTAGTATGTTGCCATTACCGAGGCTCCAGTTGGTCGAGCCGCCATCAGTGCTAATTGTTGGTGTGTAGGCGTTCCAGTCCCCAATAGTCGTATCAATGCCACTGGCGAGCGTACGGATGGCCTGAGCCCCATTGCGTACTAGGTCTGTGTCTGCTGGGGTTGTCCAGCCGTTATTTGGTGTAGTTGCCATTATGTAATCTGACTCCATTTAGTTGTGGCGGTTGCATAAGTATTCCAAGTATCTGTGCTATTAAGGTCTGTCCATAATGTGTAAGGATACATCTGGACTGCGTTACTTAGATTGATTTGGATAATGTCTTGCCCTCGAGTTGTGGTCCAGGTATAGCCCTCAATAATGCCCTCAAATGATTCCAGTTCATTTGTTGGCAAATTCTGAATAGAGATCCATGTTCCAATCTCGATGTTGGCAATGTCAGTTCGTAATGAGTCACTAATTACAGCTGAATTGATTGTTAGTGAGGCAAGACTATAAGCAGGGTTAGCCCGGGATGCCAAAATGGTTTGAGCCTGAGAATTAGCATCTGTCGAGTTATGTAGTGTCGTATCTCTAACGCCTGAGCGAATACCATAAAGTGATTGGCTCGCTGTGTCGTTGTAGACAGTCCCAGATGCCCCATTGCCGTAAGTCAGATTCACCTGGTTAGCGACAGTGTTAGTCGATGAGGCTAACTGAAAATCTAAGGCCATAATGTCGGCAGTTGTGAGCGGTATTTCGTAATTGAGTTTACGACTTAAATAGGACTGGTATTTAATGTTGCCTGTTTTAGGGTTGCAGTAGAGCACTCCCATTGCAGAATTGGCTGCATCTTGGCAAATACCTAACGCTGAGGCATTTGGCACAGCACTTAATGCAGCGATCTCATAAGCACCTGGGGTTTCAATCTCAGTAGTTGAACCGCCATAATGCCCGACAACAGTTGAAATCCGAGTACCGTCATACTGTTTGACTATTGCACTGGAGTAAGTTTTGTTGCCAAATCGAGCGAGAGTATCAACGCCTGTGATGTTGTAAACAAAAATACCATTGCCGTTAAACCATTTCAGGCTAATGTTTATGTCTGATACTTGGCCTGTGAAAATGGTTGTTTTCTGGTCTGTTCCTGCAGAGTCGTAGATTTTCCAAATAATGGCATCGTTTAACTGAATTGGTGACACAAGAAATTGCCCATAATTTAACTCAAATGTGCACTTGAAAGTGCTTGGCGATGGCTGACTGGTTATGTCTGTTCGACCATGTGTGCAGCTGATGCTGTTAATTGCTACAAGGTCATCAAGCCCATTACCGCCAATGGTTAAATAATCACCCATTAGATCAATGAGCCCTGTATATTCACTGCCCCAGTGCGGATGCTTGATTGTTGCAATACTCGCTCGATTGCTCGGCGAGCAGATTCAGCATCGATGATGCCATTAAGAATAAATGTGTGACCACCAGTATTTAGTCGGCTGTTTGGCGTTATGTTGCCTCCGCCCATTGGCGTAAACAATTCGGGGCCATGTTCACCAACAATGTATGAGCGACCACTCAAAACGCTTCCACCGAGTGCTCGATAACCAGTCATACCTACACCGGGAACTGTTGTTCTCAAACCGAATAAAGGTTGATTTTTAGCACTATGCATCCAGGGTCGTTCAATTTGTCTGAAACCATTAAACCAAACAAAGCCATTTCCTGCATCAGCACTATCTGGCGAAATTTGAGCAAGTTTTTGGGCCAATACACCTGGGTCAGTTGTAGTAGTTGGATCATAACCAGTGCCCGTTTTAATTTGTTTATCTTTCTGAGTTGGGTTTTTGTTTCCTCCCCAGGTATACATGGCAACTAGTCCAGTAAGTCCGAGAGCAGTGGCAATACCAATAATTGCTGGAAGTGCGACTGCAAGTGATGCTCCACCTGTGGCTGCAGCCTCAGCTGCTGCGGTTGTACCTGCCGCAACAGTCACTAACTCAAATGCTGGAATAAGCAATTTAACTGCAGAAACCATTGCAGTTACTGCTGCGGATGCTTTAGCCCCAATAAAGATTGCACCAATAACCGTTGCCATCCGTTTGAGCATTTCCTCATGATCACCAAGAAACTTGAAAAATCCTCGAGTTTTCTCACCAAGATTGTAGATAGCCGTTTGACCATCCTCGGCTGCACCTTTAATACCACCATTGCCATCTTGACCAATTAGTCCATCGATGAAATGCCCAACACCTGTAGAAACTTTAGGCAACCATTTATCAGCCAATGGTTGAATTGCTGTAAAGATTGCACCGCCAATGGTTTCTTTGGCTTCATCCATTGCAATCTTGAAACGGTCTAATTTGCCTGAGAAAGTGTCAGCCGCTGCAGATGCCTGCCCTTTAACAATCCCGGCCAATTTCTCTTGCACAGTCTTAAAGTCTTTAGATTTAAGTGTGGCTTTATCGAGCCCCAGACCCAATCGACCTAGCGAGGCGTTATTACCTGCATACCCTTTGGCTAATGCCATCGCAGTGACTTCTACATCTTTGCCCGTTGCTGCACTAACATCAAGTGCCAGATTCATTAACTCCTGGGCTTTGCCAACATCCTTAGTAGAGCTGACAAGTTTCTGAAATGCCGGGCGTAATTTATCATCGACAACACCAGTAGCAAGTGAGGTTTTGCTAATAAACTTTTCAACACCTGCGACCTGTTTTTTGGTCGCTCCAGTGGTATTTTTTAGAGCAATCGCTAATCGGCGTTGCCCTTTTTCATCCTCGTTGTATGCCTTGACAGCATCGACACCAAACTTAATAGCCAAACCACCGACTGCCAAACCTGCAATAGCTGCGGCTTTGCCAATCTTTTTCATCGATGTTGCAACATTTTTACCAAATGAATCAGTTTCGGTAGATGCCTGTTTCATGGATTTATTAAATCCAGAAACATCACCAAGCAAATTTAGTTTTAATGTGCGTACATTAGCCATGAGTATTCCAATCCTTTTTAATTAACCTGTCCACAACAGCAAAAAAATCTTGCCTAATTTTTTCTTGGTTCTTTCGCAATGTTGGAAAAATGAAATAACCTCTGCGGCCTCGACCTTTTTGGGCACTTAAAGTTGGAAACTTCCGCCCACCTTGTGGGAATTTGTTCTCTGGATGTACAGATGGACTGCTGTTTTGACCAAACTCTGTACCATAAAGCAATTCACTATAAGTAGGCTTGGGATTATTTATAGATCCTTTACGACTGACTGGAGCCTTACGATTCCCACCAATAGTAATGTTTGGGATACGGTCTTTATTAGCTCGAGCACCCTTTGATAGAGCGATGGCCTGTCTAGGGTTTGGGGCATAGTGAGCAGCTTGTTGTATTTGATGCACAAGATTTTTCATCATCATCTGGTTACGGTTTCGCAATTCAGTCTGAATTTCTTTGGGCATAGTTTTGAAAGTAGCCATCAAATCTCGGTAAGTTTTTTCATCGATAACTAATTCAAGTTTCGGACCGGTCATTTGATAGCACCTCCCATGCCGTTTGTACATCCGCCATAGACCAGGTGAGCAAGTCACCCATCGGTATTCCCGTCAGAGTTGCTAAATGTATTAGATCTCTTTTTAGGCTTCCGATGGGGTGTCTTTTGGGTCCTCATCAGCTACTTCAAAAGTATCAAGTTTTTTAACCCAATCTTTGTAATCGGTAGTTGATTCAGATGC